GTATTTAAACTTCCACCAGTTGCCCAAGCTCCTGCAGGATTAGATGTAAACCCTTTCATAACCTGAGTTGTAGAGTTATACCACATCTGTCCATTAACCGGTGCAGGTGGATCTGCTGTTACTGTTTTAATATGTGTTCCGCGTATATCTTTGTATGTTGTCATAATTAATCTGTACTTATTGTTTTAGTGCTTACCGCTCCTGCAGAAAATTCTTCAGTAGAGGCTACCACTGTTGGTGTTCTTCCAGCAAAAAATAAACCTTCTGTATTATCACTACCTGATGCTCCTCCAAGTTCTCTTGCTGTATTTAAATCTGAATCTTTTCTCCAAATAGTTCCATTCCATATTTCTGTAGCTTTTCCGTTAGAAGGGACTGGACTACCTGCAGATGCTATTGCAGAGGTATATGTTCCAGATCCTCCTAGAGAAGTTCTTCCAGTGTTTAGATCATTGACCTCAGTCCATGCTGATCCATTCCAACTTTCCGTTAAAGTAACACCACCTGGTGTTCCTCCAAAAAATAAACTAGCAGTATTAGTTGCTCCTGCCATTGCGCCAGCGTATCTAGCAGCGCTCATATCTCCTGTTTCTGTCCAACTTGATCCATTAAATAATTCTGCTGATGCTACTATAGTGCCAGGAGGTGTTTGGCCTCCCACTGCTATTGCTGAAGTCTGTGTGCCTGCTCCACTAAGTGATTCTCTTCCCGCATTTAAATCAGGAGCCTCAGTCCAACTAGAACCATTAAACGTTTCTGAGTCAGCTCTACTTGGCGAAGCTGGTTCACCACCAAAAGCTAATCCCGCTGTTGTAGTTCCAGAACTACCAGGACCGTATTTACCAGTATTCATATTACCTTGTTCAGTCCAACTAGTTCCATTAAAAGTTTCTGCTTTTACATTTTTTGATGAAGACGGAGTTCCACCACAAACTAGAGCTGCCGTAGTAGTTCCAGTTCCTGCTACATTAAAATTAGTATTATTCATATTAGGAGCTGTTGCCCAAGCACCTATTGGAACACTTGCGTTCCATGCTTCTGTGGCAGTTGTTTTAGATCCTGTGTTACCACCAAAAAATAAAGCAGAAGTAGTTGATCCATCTCCTCCTGCACTATATCTTGCTGTGTTTACATCATTAACTTCTGTCCAATTAGATCCATTCCATTGTTCTGTATTACCCACAGCTGTAGATGTATATCCAGCTATAGCTAAAGCGGCAGGCACATCTCCTGCTCCGTCTAAATCTCTTCTTCCTGTGTTTAAACTATTAACTTCTGTCCAAGTAGAACCATTCCATGTTTCTGTGCTTGTTGTGTTTGGAGGAGTGTTTCCGCCAAAACATATCGCAGATGTATTAGATGATCCATCACCTGTAGTATTGTATCTCGCTGTGTTTAAATCACTGACCTCTGTCCAGGTAGAACCATTCCAGCTTTCTGTTTCTGCTCTAACAGATGGAGATCCAGGATTTATATATCCACCAAAAATTAATCCAGACGTTGATATTCCAGCTCCTCCAGGTTTTCCATACCTTGCTGTGTTTACATTTGCCCCTTCAGCCCAATTTGTGCCATCCCAATATTCTACGTTTACTGTTTGCGCTGGTGAACCTCCTGAACTACCTGTTGCAGATACAGCTGCAGTTGCAGTTCCAAAATCTGCCATTAATCTATTGGCAGCTTGTAAATCATTAACTTCTGTCCACGAACTACCATTAAATAATTCTGTAACTGCCACTCTGGTATCTGACGCGTTAGATCCCCCAAAAGCTAAAGCCGAAGTATTACTAGTTCCTGTTCCACCTAATTGTTCTCTTGCAGTATTTAAAGCGTTAGAAGTGCTCCAAGACGATAACGTTTGTGGTATTTGATACTTAGCGACATTGTCCGTTGTATTATACCATAGCTGTCCCTCTATCGGGTTATCAGGGTTAGTGGTATAGTCCCGAACTTTAAGTCCTCTTATTTCCTTATAAGTTGACATCTAAATTTTATTCCTCCAATGTTATGTCAGCAGGTCTTGGATTGTCATCTGTCTTTTCTTCTGCAGGTAACGCATCCCAAGCAGCTTGTGCTGCCTGAACCTCTGCATCAACCAATGCTTGAGCTTCGTCTTTTGTTTTAACGACACCCGCCACTTTGGCAATCCAAAGATTAGCATGTTTGTTGTATGCAGGAACTTGCCAAACATTAGCTGGATAGCCTTTAAACGTGATTCTCCAAGATTCATCATGATCGATAAATCCTTTGCCCCAGTTTTCTGCTACACAGTATTGATATGTTTTTGCCATAGTTTCCTCCTTAATCTGTTAATACCTTAATTGTTGTTGAACTGCTACTCCATTCTTCAGTTGCACCAGATACAGTGCCAGGTGGTGCATAACCACCAAAAGCTAAAGATGCTGTAGTTGTTCCCGAACCAGCAAGATTGTATCTTGCAGAGTTTAAATCTCCATTTTCTTGCCAACTTACTCCATTCCAAAGTTCTGTTACTGCTAAAAATGCTTCTGCTGCATCCTCTCCTCCAAAAGCTATTGCATCTGTATATAATCCATCACTCGCCAGTTGTCTTCTTCCAGTATTCAAGTCGTTTACTTCAGTCCAATTTGTTCCATCCCAAGATTCAGTTTGAGAAAGTCTGTTAGTTTCATCTGTTCCTCCAGAACACAATGCTGCAGTTGCAATACCAGCTCCACCTACTGAATATTTTGCTGTTCCTAAATTATTAACTTCAGTCCAGCTAGTTCCATTCCATGATTCTGTATTTGCTGTTCTTGGAGGTGCATAACCTCCAAAACCTAAACCAGAAGTGCTATCGGCTCCTGCTCCTCCTGGAGCTAATTTTGCTTGATTTAAATTGTTAACTTCAGTCCAACTGCTTCCATTCCACAATTCTGTGTTTGCAGTATATGGAGGTGTGCTTCCTCCAAAAGCTACTGCAGAAGTCGAGGTTCCAAAATCACCAATTCCACCTCTTGCAGTGTTTAAATCATTTACTTCAGTCCATGTTGATCCATTCCAACTTTCTGTTACTGCTTGTACAGTGCCTGGTTGATTATAACCACCAAAAGCTATAGCAGCAGTTTGTGTTCCAGCTCCTCCAGGATCATTTCTAGCAGTATTCATAGATGTAGATGTTGCCCATGCTCCAACAGGAGCGTTTGCTGTCCATTCTTCTGTTGCTGAAAGATATCCAGTTGGACCAGTTCCACCACCAGCAGCTAATGCATCTGTATTATTTACATCTCCAGCCGTTGCTATACCACCGTGTCTGGCAGTAGACATATCAGATGTTTCTTGCCAACTTGATCCATTCCAATCTTCTGTTTTTCCAGTGTTAGGTGGGACATCTCCAGCAAAAGCTAAAGCTGATGTATAGATTCCTGCTCCGCCTAGTGCATTTCGTGCTGTATTTAAATCATTTACTTCAGTCCAACTTGAATCATTCCAAGATTCTGTACTTGCTAATCTAGCAGTTCCATTAAATCCACCAAAACCTAAAGCAGCTGTATAAGTTCCAGCAGCCCCTAGACCTTGTCTTCCTGAATTTAAATCTCCAACTTCTGTCCAAGACGATCCATTCCACTTTTCTGCATTTGCTACTGAATCAGGAGGTGCACCACCAACAGCTATTGCCGCTGTATTAGTTTCACCTGTACAAGCAAGAGTATGTCTTACTGTATTTAAATCTGCAACTTCAGTCCAAGCCGATCCATTCCATGATTCTGTTTGACCAACAGTTGTAGGGATACTTGTTTTTCCACCCACTGCTAAACCTGATGTTTGCGATCCAGCACCAGCTAAACCTTCTTTAGCAGCATTTAAATCTCCAACTTCTGTAAAACTTGTGCCATTATAAGATTCATTTAACGCACTAAAAGAACCTGGAACCTCTCCTCCAAATGCTAAAGCTGCTGTAGAAGATTCACCACAACCCGCCATTTGTATTCTAGCAGTATTTAAAGATCCACCAGTTCTCCAAGATGATAATAAATTTGGAAACTGATATTTAAAATCTATATTTGTGCTATCAAAAAATACCTGTCCTGTTTCTGCAGTAGGAATATTACCTGCATTATTTCGGACTGCCGTCCCAACAATATCTTTATATGTAGCCATAATTAATTATTCTTTAGCAGCCAGCCCTGTGTTCCGTCTGTATACACTAAAGTATTTCCTGCTCTTTCTGTTGAAACTGTTAAATCATTCGTTGATCCATGAATTTTTTCCGAACCATTTGCAGATATCGTAAAAGTATTAGAATCAAAAGTTCCTGCGTAATCTATGAATACAACTTCATCACCTATGCTTCCTGCAGGTAAATTCATTGTTATTACACCACTTGTTGTGTTTACAAAATAACCTTCACCAGCTGCTGCTGTGAAAGTAGAAGTTTTTACTGCTTGCCATGAAGTACCACCTGATACTTCAGCAAAAGATAGTTGTCCAACACCCGTTGTACCTGAACCAGATACTGACGCTACTTTTAAAAATCTATCTGCTGTTACATTTCCAGTTGGGAATTTTAGTTCATACGACTGCCCAGAGCTATGTGGGGGTGACGTAAGTTTAATCCCGTGGGAGTTAGATTCACAGTTAAGTTGAATTGAACCTGGATTATCTGCACCAAGAACTTCAATTAAACCAGTTCCTTTAGGTCCAACTTTTAAATTAATATTAGAATCACCACCAGTTGCTTGAATAGATGGTGCATTACCTGTTGCAGCGTTAGTTATATCTAATTGGTTTACCGCAGATGAAGTTGTTTGAAATACTATTTGCTCGTTTCCATTCTCATCATTAATTCCATGTGCATCATCAAAAGCTATATTAAAACTGTTAGTATCTAGATCTCCACCTAATTGTGGGGATGTATCATCAACAACATCTCCACCTGTTTGAATTTGTATGATATCTGGATTAGTTCCATCGTTAGCTGCTGCAAATACTATTGCAGTGCCTTTGTTTGTTGCTGAAAAAGTAAATGTAGAACCAGATCCTGATGCATATTTAAACTGAACTGTATATGCTCCTGAAGTTGAGTTTCTTAAAATATAAAAAGTTTGAACATCTAAAGGTATTGTTACAATTTGATTTCCAGTAATTGAACCAGTAAAGTCAATCATTCTGTGACCCGCTACATCACCAGTCCCATTATCAGTAATAGTAAGAGCTGTAGTTTGTGCACCACCAGCAATTGATTGCGCTGTAAAACCACCAGATATTTGTTCAATAAGTTGTAAATTAGTATTAGTTTTTGTTCCCCATGTACCGGCGTTTTCACCAGTTGCTTGAAGTTCAACACCTAAAGGTGTAAATGTTGATGCCATAATTTATCTCCTATGCAGCGTCACTATAACTTGTATTTGATCCAGTTGCAACATCCGAATATGTATCATTCGATCCAGTTGATACATTACTATAAGATGTATTTGAGCCAGTGTCAACATCGCCATAAGCAAAAATATTAACTGATCCAATACTAAATGTAGCTGATTGACCAGTTAATCCAACCTGAATATCTGCTATAGATACAGAACCAATACTAGCACTAAATGATTGACCCGATAATCCAAGAGTCATATCATTAGGATCTAAAGCCCCTACACTAGCGGTTGCAGACTGACCTGTGGGTTGAGCTACGGCTCCACCTAATCCAACAATTGATCCTAATTGAGTTTCTATTGAAAGACCGGATATGACTGCTGTATTATTTGGTGCAACTGCTGTTCCAAGAGATGCGGACATTGAAAATCCTGATACATCAACCTGATTACTAGAAGATCCAACTGCAGTTCCTTGAGCTGAGGTTATAGATAAACCTGATGGTTGAACAGTATCGTTTGGTGCGATTGCAGTTCCTTGACTTAAAGTTGCTTCTTGACCAGTTAAACCAACAGCCATGTCAGCAACTGTTACAGCGCCTAATGCAAATGATGAAGAAAGACCTGACATAGATACATTAGCATCTGATTCAACTGCTAATGATCCAACACTAAATGATGCAGAGACACCTGATGGCTCTACAACTGCAGAACCAATTCCTGATAAAGAACCTGCGCTAGCTGAAAATTCTACACCACTAATATCAAAGTTTGGACTTAAACCAATTGTAATTGCAAACTCGCCCCAAGAACCTTGACCATAAGTATTATTACCCCAGCCTTCTATACCCATGCTGGAAGTTATTTCTTGACCTGTTAAAGAAACAGTTACATCATTAAGATCTCCCCAAGATTGTTCATTCCAAGTCTTGGCTCCCCAACCTGCTCCAAATTTTTGATTTTCATTCCAATTAGCTTGGCCCCAGGTGAACCTGCCCCATCCTGAAGATACCGACATGGTCGGCCTCCTATGCTAATCTGATGATTGCGCTACTTGAATTTGCTGTAGGAAATTCTATTTTGAAAGTTCCATTACTAGCCGTCTTGTCACCGCCAAATGCAATTACACAAACAGCATCCGTAGTAGATGAACCACCGTCTGTTGTTGTATTATATATTAATGCACCATTTGCAGTGAAAGAAGCAGATGAATAAGTTACATCTGAAAAGTCTGTAAAAGCTGTAGTTGAAGATAAAGATACACCTGAGTTTGTAAGAGTTGCTCCACCTGCAGTGTATGCAGATCCTGATGTATTTGTAATTTCTTCTGATGTTGAATAGTCTGTTGTAGAAGCACCTAAACTTGCATCACTATCAAACAAGGCAATTTTAAAAGTGTGTCCACCTGAAGATTCAAAACTGTGTTTACCTTGTAAAAGCTCTTGTTTAAAGCTTGAACATATTGCTGATGTTATTGCCATAATTAATCTCCTGTTATGGTGTCGGTGAAGGGACTTGAATACGTACTGTACCATCTGTGTAGTCGTCCCTTTTACGTCTACCAAGTTGCTCTGCAGCAAACTTCTGTACTTCTTGTTTATACTTTTGTTCGTATAATGTCAACATATCCATTGGGCCTTTTAAGAAGCCGTATGCCTCTACTAGACACGCATATAATAATCCATTTGGAAAATTAAGACTTATATAATTAGTATTATCGCCCTCTAAAAGATCAGGTGCTTTATCAAAGTGAACCCTAAATCTATATGTAGTATTAGGAACTGGAGCAAAAGCTATACGTCCAGATGTAGTGTCAGACTCTCCTGTAGCACCACCAAACATAGCATAGTATTTAGGTTGACCTTGTGCTGCAGATGTGCCCGTTACATCTTGAAACTCTTGTAAGTAAGTATAATCTTTTTTCTCTAACCATCTATTAGCTCCTGTAGTTTCTGATCCTGCGGTATCGTAAACTTGTATACCTCTAATAAATACAGCTCCTGCAGGACAGTTAATAGATTCTTGTCCAGCAACTAAATTACCTAATTGTTGTTTTCTATTTGCATCTATTGGAATTTCTCTAAATATTTTGTATTGAGCATTTAAAATAATATTTTCTAAAACAGCATCTGTTAAAACATTTGAATCTGTTTCAGTATAACTTTTAATTTGTGTTTTTAATCCTGATGCGCTTAATCCTGCCATTATGCTGATAGTGTTACCGGTCCAGCCGATAAACTTCCTCCTCCAATATTTGTATTTGCAGTTGCTGTTCCAGCAGCTGTAAATGTGTAATTATTAGCATCAACTTTGGTAATTGTAAATCCCGCAGATTTATTTATATCTGAAGTTGTTATACCAAAAGAACCCTGTCCATTTCTAAATCTAACAGTATCACTTGTAGATCTACCATGATTTTCTTCAAATACAGTTACTGTTGTAGAACCATTTGTAATTTTAAACGGATTTAAAGTTAAAACTCTAGCCACTTCAGGTTCTGTTCTATCAGGTCTTGCATTTAATAAACCTTGTGCATCTGCTGAATGTGATTTTGGTTCTATTTGTGGATGTTTCTTTTCAAATTCAGATATGTGAACTCTAGCTCCATTCCATTCAATAACCATTTCAGAATATGGAAACTCTTGTCCTGATCTATCTGATATAAATTTTGCATATTTACCTGAAGATAATGCCATTACGCCTCCGGATAATAAACTTTAGGACTAATGTAAGTGCTAGATGATGAGCCGTCCTCTGATAAAGCTCTTTGTAATTCATCTTCGTATAATAATTTTAATTCTTGAACTCTTTGCGGTGCGTTTTTAATTGCAAGATAATAAGCTAATCCTGCACACATACAAGGCACAAAACGATAAGGCACATCAGTTGCATTTGTATAATCACCCACGTCTTGTATTCTTTTTACATAATAAAAATTTATAAATTTTCCTGCCTGATCAGAACCAGGTGTTAAGTATAAAGTTATTGTAACCTTATCAATAAACCTTTGAACAAAATATTGTGTTGGAACTCCTGTAGATGTTTTGTTTGATAAAGCTTGGTATTGAGATCTATTTATTTTTGTAAGTGGTGTATCTATGTTAGAGTTTCTAAAAGAAGCTTCTAACACATCGTCAACTCCATAAACAGCTGTTGCATCAGACGTACCATCTCCTGTAGATCTAAACATTGTATATACTGCTTGGTCTGCAACTAATGTAATACTATTATTTGCAACTTCCCAATAATGTAAACCTCTGTTAGCCCATTCTTGAAATAGAATATTAAGAGATCGTCTTGCAGATTTAAGTTGATATCCTGAAACATTTTGTTGTCCGATACGCTCGTAAGCTTCTTCTACTATTTCATCAATAGAAAAATTCTTATCAAACGTTGCTGTTCCCGAGGTAGTGTTAGCCATTTAACCTCCTACTTATCAATCAATAAAGTAGCTGCATCTATGTTTGTAATAGTTGAGACTTTCATTCCACCTGGAAATAAAATTCCATCTTCAGGGATATTCATTGAAAAAACATCTCCATTAGGAACGTCAGCTTGAAACAAAGTTGTGCTGTCTGTATTGTCTTGAAGAATTATAGTCCCAGCACCACCTGCATCAGATGCTAAGATGATTCCTCTAAGTCTAGTTCTTCCAGCAAAGACTGCTCCTGTAGCTGTAACTCTAACTGATTTTACATCACTTTTCATAATTTTATATTCTCCGTTAAATTAAGTATGGGCCCGAAGGCCCACACTAATTTGATTATTAACTTACTGCCGCACTAAACGGAGTTGCTGGTGTTCCAGTACAACCTGAAATCACGTCAACTTTCCATTTACCTGAAGCAATAACTGTACATTCGATTTTTGCAAATGTTACACCACCTGTATCAGTACCGTTTAAAGTAATTGTATCAGATGTTGCAGCTGTTTCAATCCCTCTTCCTTTCTTT